GTGCCTACGAGCAGTTTCGTAAAGTAGACCAGGTTATTTCAGTACCTACTGCCTACTTAGCAGCAGTAACTATTCAAGACCCTGACTACACAAAAGTCACCTGCTTGATTCAAAAGTATACCACTCCTACTGCCGTTGATACGGTTCAAGAGCTTACAGTTAACTTTGATGCCAAAATGGAAAATGCCATGTTGGTTGGTCAAGGTATGGGTAGACGTTCTGACCAAATCATCATCGATGCTTTAGCTGCTGGCCCTGGTACTACCATTGTAGATGGCGGAACTAACTTCAATTATGAAAAGTTTACTCAAGTGTATGAGTACTTTGAAAACAATGCTGTGCCTAAAGGCGAGCGTTGGATAGCTCTTAGTGCATCTAACGTGCGTTCATTGATGCAAGATGACCAATTCGTTTCTACTTTCTACACCGAGAATCGAATCTTAGACCGTGGTTGGGTACTTGATTACTTAGGTATCAACCTTGTGACTATTCCACAAATGACTGAAGGCGGTTTACCACAAACTGGCGACATTCAAACTGCCTTGGCTTGGCACAAAATGTCTACTGGTATGGCTATTGGTCATGACTTTAGAACAGAGATTAACTACTTGCCTGACAGAACTTCATGGTTAGTCAATGGTATTTTCTCTGCTGGTGCGGTGGTCATTGACCCTCGTGGTGTTATCGCCATTAACAATGACGTGTCCGTCTAATTCAGGGAGAGAATAAAATGGCTTTTAAAATTCAACGCTTTGTAAGACATACCGAAGCATTTAACGCAGGTCAGATTTCAACGACCTTCAATCCAGATACGCCTACGATTCTTGAAAATGGCCCCGCCTTTTTCAGTTATGCGGAAGCTACTGACACCATAGCTCAAATTGGTGCTGCGAACTATTTCGCTGATGTGGTTTATAGCCTTTCAGTAAACGACTTGATTTTCTGCGTAGGTGCTGATGCATCTGCCTTCTATCAAGTGGCTACTGTAGACCGTGACCTGCAAACAGTGACCGTAGTTTCAGCATTCCCAAGTGGAGTTATCGGTACAGCAAATATCAATAACCTTGCAGTTACAACTGCCAAGATTGCTGATTTAGCCGTAACCACTGGAAAACTTGCCTTAAATGCGGTGACCAGTGCTCAGTTAGCTTTGCCCGTACTTCAATATACAACTGTGGCTGTTACTGCCGCTCAATTCAATGGCATGTATGCCGCACCAAAGCTTTTAGTCGCTGCTGGTGGAGCAAACACGCTAGTAGTTCTTGAGCAAATTCAGTTGGTCATGACTTACGGCTCTGCAAACTATGCCGCAGGAGGCGTGGCCGCTGTACAGTATGACTCCACAGCAAATGGTGCTGGGGTAATTGCTTCAAGTACGTTGTCCGCAGCAACCTTCCAGGCAGCAGCTAGTACGACCTTCACAATGAATGCTGGTGTAGTTCCTTTGCCATTCACTACTACAGTGAACAAAGGACTTTACCTGTCAAACATTACTGGAGCGTTCACTACTGGTGATAGCCCAATGGTGGCTCATGTTTGGTACAGAGTTATACCTACTGTTTAATAGGAGACAAGGATGGCCAATTCTAAAGAGTCAATGTGTAGCAATGCTATTACATTGCTTGGCCATGCCCCTATTGTAAGCTTTGAAGGTGGCGATCAGATGGTGGTCGCTGCCGAACAAGCTTTTGATATGCTCTATCCAGCAGTACTTGCTCAGAACAACTGGCGATTTGCTTGCCAGATACAACAACTCTCCGAATCAGTTGAAGTGCCACCTGAACCTTGGAAGACAATTTACTTACTTCCAGCAGGTTGGCTCAAAACGATTCGAGTATATCCGAATATTTATGTTTGGGAAATATACGAGAACTCTAAAGTTTACGCACAATTTCAAGGCAAATGGTTCATGGAGTACATATTCCAGCCAGACATTGCCAAGTTACCAGCGCACTTTGTTCAATACTTTATTTATGAAATAGCCGCCTACTTAGCATTAAGCAGTGCTCAGAGGCCAGATTTCTATGCCCCATTAGAGGCGAAGCGTGTATCAGCATATGCCATGTGCGCAGCGGTTGAGGCACAGAATAGACCTCAGTTTACTCAGGCCACGTTTCCAGTACTTAACAACCGCAACCTTGGCACGATTATTGGCAATCAGGTCTAGGTTATTAAGGATGAGAAATGGCTCACATACTATGGTCGCAGGACTTCTTTGCGAAAGGTGAACTGTCACCACTGATGTATTCCAGAATCACGCTCCAAGCCTATTACCAAGGATTAAAGCGCGCTAAGAACGTTTTATGCTTTCCACAAGGAAGTGCGGGCAAACGTTTTGGAACCAAATTCCTTTATCAATTAGGATTACCCTATAATAATTACCGACAGATTTATTTCAAATCATTCCAGTATTTGAATGAATGTTGCTATCTGTTAATTTTCTATGCGGATAATGTGGCTATTATTCTTGAAGGCGAATTGATTGCCAATGTTTCAGGCACAGGGATTATGGCCGATGAAGTAAGCCTGATTGACCATACAGTCCTTGAGAATCGATTTAGAGTAACTACTGGAATCTATAAGCCAAAAGACTTACGAAGACGTGATGACCTGGCGACCCCTGTGGCTATTACTGGATTTACTTCCTCGACCTTTTCTATTGTCGGGCCTTTTGCAGTAATTCCAGCCTGGTACCCAGCCCGATTTACCGCAGCCGTGATGCCAACAACAACACCACAGATTCATGCCAATAGAACCTATTTCATTCGTACCATGTCTACAACAACCTTCAAGGTCTATGGCAGTGCAGAAGAGGCGGCAGCCGATATTAATGCCTACGTTATTTCAAATGCAGGAACCACGGCCTTAGTCAAAGTTTTAAATACCTGGTCATTTGGTGATGTGGTCTTTAGAAATTTTCCTCAATTTGACTTCACGGGCGGCTATGATACATCAGCCTTTACCCCTTCGGCAGTTACAGGATATGGAATTACGCTAACTCGCACTGCTGGTGCCTTTGTCTTTGATGCAAAATATGTCGGTGGTGCTTTTAGAGGTAATGGTGGAATAGCCAGAATCATTGCAGTGAATGGCTCAAATACCGCAACCCTTGATATAGTCCAGGCATTTAATAGCACAGCGGCCATTCCAGGTACCCAAGCATTAATCACAGAACCTGCGTGGTCAGACAATAGAGGCTGGCCAAGAAAGTGCTCATCATTTCAAAACAGAGCCTTCTTTGCCAATACCGATACACTGACCAATGGTTTATGGGGTTCAGTTACCAATGACTTTGACGACTTCAATGACCTTCAAGATGCGGATGATGACAGTGCTATAAGCTGGTTCCCGACCTCAGATACCGTGAACTATATTCAGTTCATTGTGCCTTATCGCTCACTAACCATTCACACAAACTCTGGCGTGTACTCAACCCCTTTATCCATTGAGACTGCGATTACACCAAACAACTTTTCATTAAGCTTACAAGACTCCACCCCTGCGGATGTGGTTCAGCCTCAAGGTATTGATAACCAGATTATCGTGCTATCTGGAAACGATGCGCACAGCCTTCTATGGGATGGGTTTAACAATGCCTATACCTCAAATATCATATCGGTCGCCAATGAACAGCTTATTCGCACACCGATTGATGAAGCTCCATATACTGATAAGATTCGCGCAGGTTCTAGATACATGTTCATTGTCAATGACAATGGAACAATGGCAATCTATCAATCCTTGATTGGTGAAAATGTTTCGGGATTTACTGATGCAGAACTTGAGCAAAGTTATGGTAATGCCTATTTTAGAGCGGTGACTTCAAACTTTGATGGCAGGGCTTGGTTCCTAACAGAGCGCGAAATAGTTCTGGCCGCGACCACTCAAAATATTACGGCCTTTAGTGCCACCTCATTAACTAATGCTGCCTATCCTTTCGCTACCGATACCTATACTGCTGCGACTTTTGCAGGAACGGCATTACCCACTTCAAGCCCTCAAATAGAAACAGCAACCATTTATTGGGTTGTTGGCGTAACGGGCAATGAGTTTAAAGTTTACTTAACGCAATCTGATGCCTTGGCCGAGGAAAATGCGATTGCCTTTAGCAGTATCGGAACTTCAGCAACAGTAACCCCATTGCCTCTTCAAACCTATTTGATGATTGAGCAATTAAGTTTTGATGCGCAAATGGATTGTACAGGCTTTTATCCCACACCAATTGTGAGTGGCCCAACTTCGGTCATTGCAGGTCAAGGAAGATTTGATGCGCAACGAGTATTAATGCAAGGTGATGGTTTTGGATTTGAAACTGTAGGTGTTGGTGGAAACATTAATTTTGTAGCACACGGGGTGGCAACAGATGTATCTGAAGCCCAATATGGATTCCCAATTAACGTTGAGATTACCCCATTACCGATATCATTATCCATGACTGGTAATCCAAAAAGCTCAAACTTAATTGATACAAAGCATTTACGCTTTGCAACCTTCTTATTTGCTGACACGATTGGTGGTACGATAACTCAAGATAATTTAACGTTTCCAATTCAATTGCAGACGCTAAATCAAATACAGCCAGGATTGCCACCTACTCCTGTGACTGGAAGTTTTGAGATATCTGTATTTGGTGGATGGGATGACTTTAAGAAAAGCAGCTTTACCATCAACCACACAGAACCGTTCGGCATGAAGCTGACAGGGATATTCTACAAAGTAGACGCATAATAAGGAGTGTTATGTTATGGATCCAATGACCGCCTTTTTACTGTCAATGCAAGCCGCAGGGCTTGTGAGCAGTATCTTTGGTGCTCGCTCTCAGGACAAATACATCAAGCTTGGACGTAAGCTTGAGCAAGAGCAATACACCACAAACCTTCAGGCCATTAAGCTTGAAAGTGCTGAAGCATCTCTTGATGAAATGAAGCAGTTGCGCCAAAACATTGGTTCACAAATTGTAACACAAGCCGCTCGTGGTAATCGTGGTGGCTCAAGTTACTCTGGAATCAGCAAAGCATCGAATGCCTTTGACCAGGATGAACGTACAAGACGTATGAATCTTCTTGCCAAAGAGTCAGAACTTCGTGCTAACCATGTCTTATCAGGATTACATAGCCTTCAATCTGAAACCCAATTAGGCCAAAGCCTCACAAAAGATTTCTTGAATACGATTCAAACAACCTCCTTGCTTAAACCAGGATTACTAAAGCCCAAGACCAATGAATGGGTTAATCCTGACAACTTCTCTTGGGGGTACTAATGGCTCAACAACCGTTGCCACCTGAGTTTGAGAAACAAGTTAGACTCGATAATACTGTAGGTCAGACTGATTACACGGGTGCCTTTGACCGTATGGCTTTAACGCCAACTGCCCTTGGGGAATTTGGAAGTCAATTGGCAATCACAGCTTCAACCATGCTTGCTCAAAAGCGCGGCTATGAAGCAGGTTTACATCCAAGTGGCACCTTATTGCCACCATTAACCAATGCTGACCGTGCGTTTCAAGATGCCTATGTATCTCAATCACAAAATACCCTAGGTCTTCAGGCCAATAAATTAATGCAGGAAGGCCAGTCAGAACTTGCCAAAGCCTGGAAGTTAACCCCAGATATGATCGCCTCATACACGAAGAATATGAGTGAAGGGTTAAATGACATTATTAATAATGCGCCTCTTCAAGCGCAACCTGGACTTGCCGCTACATTTAATTCAAACCTAATGAGTTCAACGGGCAGTCTTAATAAGAAGATGATTGGCCAGCAAAAAGAGCAAGCACTGCAAAATGCTTCACTCTTTAACAATACTCAGTTAGCATCCATCTATGAATCAGCTCGTGGAGGCAATGTCGAAGCGGCTCAGAAAATGCATAATGATATGATTGCTCGCACCAAGAGCATGTCTGCCAGTGGCATGATAAGTCCTTTGCAAGCAGAGTCTACCGCTAAGTCTGCGCGTATGTCGCTGTACACAGGTCTTTATACAGGCGAGGCAGTTAAAGCATTTCAGAATAAAAAAGCCGATGAATTTCTGTCAGACTTATTGGCCAAGAAGCCTGAAGGCATGAATACGCTTGAATGGGAAAGTGTCGCTAAAAATGTCATGGGTGAAGTTCAGTTGCAAGAATCGTTCCAACAAAGGAATGAGACAAGCCTTTATTCTGAAGGCAATCGCCTATTGAATGAAGGATTATTAACGCCTGACTTCATAGCCCAGCTTGAATCACAATCCACAAGCAAGCCCCGATTCAATAACTTTATGGCACAAGTTGCGAGTTATCAGCGCAAGAATTACAAATCCAATCAGGCTGTAGCAGGTCTTATGCCTAATTGGAATGATGCCTATCAAATGGCCGTTGCCAATAATAAAACCAAGAATGCAGCCCTTATCCAAGCTGGACAAGATGTTCAACAACGTGCTGCTGATAGTGGACGCACGCTGGATGACTTTGAGGCGCAAACTGAAGCTATGGCCAGTGCTGGCTCTCCAATACAAAACTATACGCAGCAATTAAACGCAGGGTTCTTATCCGGCAATTCGCAGTTAATGACACGAAGCCTTAATGCGTATCGTGCGCTTAGGAATGCAAATCCTCGTGTCCTCTCAGGGATTAGCCCACAAGCTGAAGCCATGATGACAAACTTTGAATCTCAAATGGAGGACGGTAATGATCCTGATATTTCGGCTCAAAAGACTTCAGAAATTGTTCAGCAAAAAACGCCAGAGCAAGTTGAAATTAATACTGCCCTCATTGAACAATGGCAGAGAAAGACAGTCAATACTCCTTCACGGCTCAATTCTTGGGCTAGTCAGTTTGCTGAGCTTGGTGATGGTGCTCAAATAAATAACCTTCCTTACTTTGCAATTCATGTAAAAGATATATTCAAATCAAATATGAATTACCTGAATGGTGATGTGGAAGGTGCTACTAAGATGACCAAGGAAGGTATTGAGAGAGCTTGGGGTGTGACCAATGTAAATGGCAAGCCTGAGTTTGTATTCCAGCCTGTAGAGAAAACGATTGGCATTGAGGATGACCGAGTTAATCCACTAGTTAAGCATGACCTCTATGAGCAAATAGCCAAGCAAATACAACCTATGAATGAAGCTTATGAGCAGGGCGTTAAGAATAAAGATAATCGATTACCCTTCCATTATAGACTAACACCACGTCCTTCTTATGAGGAATTTCGAGCCGCACAAGCGATTGTTAATAAGCAAGAGAGCCTTCCACTGTCTCAATATAATAATGTGGAATGGAAAAAGGCTGATGCCATTGTTCAACAATTTAAGAATGACCCAATCAAGATTGAACGGGTTTATGCAAGCGGCAAGGTAGAACCTTTTGAAATGGCAATTAGTGCGAACCCTGGATTACAGCAAGCTCCAGATGGCACGATTGGCAGTTACAATGTTTCAATGCGAATGAACAATGGCCCTAGTGCGCCTATGAATGGATGGTTTGCAGGTCCACTGAGTGAGCCTGTGTACATGCCCAATCAGAAATTAATACGTGATCGATTCTTTGAAACCGTAGGACTTAATGCTACAGGCATGAGTGCCGCTCAAATGTTTGAGCAATGGCGCAATCGTAAATCTGCCAAAGAAAGTTCAGGTGTCGGTGATACCTCGATTAATCGTCTTGGAAGGAGCTTTAGATAATGTCGATTAATCCAGAGTTCAAACCCATAGAAGATTTTTATACGGCCGAGCAAAAGCCTTTATCAACGCCTCATTTGCCGATTGAAGCCTACCGTGATGAGCCTGGCACCTTTGTTATGCCTAACAATGCGCCTAACATTCCCTTTAAAGAGCCGCAGAAAAAGCCAGGGTTCTTTTCAACGCTTGGGCATTCAATCAGCGAGTACAATGAATTTTCGCAAGCTGGACGGTTCGTTGCTCGTGAATCTCAATTTATTCATCCGGCTGAAGATGAAACGCCTGATAACTTTGACCCCATGAGTTTTGATTACCTAAAAGAATACCCTTCCAAGTACTGGGATTTTATTTCAGAAGGCCAAAGTCCTAATGACATTCGTGCCAGACAGCAATATGTTTTAGGTAAGATGACTGAAGAGGAACATTATCAAAATGGCTCTTTGGCTGCCACACTGATTGGTGGATTTATTGGTGGTGCTGGAAGTCCTTCCTCTTGGCTACCCTTTGCGGCTTCCGTAAAGTACGCAGGAATGGCTGAGAATGTGGTTAAAGGGATAATCAAGGCAAGTCCTTCAATCGCCTTACAGACAGTGGCGCATGAGGGTTATATGCAAGCTACTGACGCTGGAGGAAATCTTGAAGACTTTGCAATTAACTCATTACGTGATGCTGCTTTTGGTGCTGCTTTCATTGGTGCTGGTGCTGGTCTTGGCGCAGCTTATCGCGGTGGCAAGTTATGGAATGTGCGAAAGATGGCAAATTACTCCTACGAAGGAGTGGACTTCAACCATGTCATCGACCCAAAGTCAGGTCAACTCACCGGAGAAATTAAAGCCACGGCTTCCCCTGGTTTTAGCTTAAACGCTGCTAAAGTAGACCAGGCTCAGCAATTTGCTGATGCGGCTGTTCATCAAGGCTTTATATTTGGGATTCCTGGTGTCAGTAAATTGGCAGGTAATTCTATTCTTGGAAGCCCTATAGTCAAAGGATTAACCAATCGATTTGAAACAGTGCGAGGCATGACGGACTTGTTGGCCTCGCATAGTATAATAACCAAAGGTGTAATGGAAGGGCGAGCACGAGCTGACTCTGCGGAAGATATAATGTCATCCATCAATGCTGGTGCCGTAGATTTTAATCTACAATTCCGAGGTCATTTCTATGAAGAAAATGGTATTGAAGGTGGATTTAACAATCGCAATGCCGCCAAAGCTTTAAAGCAACGTGCCTTAAAAGCCCAAACAACCACCTGGGAAGACTTTAATTACAATGTCGTTGATGCGACCATCACCCAGGAATTTAATTATTCTAAAAGCATCAATGCGGCCTCTAAGCTCTATACCAAATACACTGATTCAATATATGAAGAGATTCAAAAGGTCAGAGGATTTGACCCTAAAATATTAACGCCTATCAATGCGCGAGGATATTTCACACAGAACATGGATAATATTGCCCTGGTTAAGTATCAGGATAAATTCCGCTCTGTAGTAGCTAATGAATTTAAACGCCAGGATGAGGTTCTTGAGGGCATTACAAGGCCACTGGAAGATGCCAAGGCATTCTTAAAACAACTCGAAGACCATAAACTTTCTGGGGAAGCCTATGACCGCTCAGCAAGTAATGAAATTAAAGAGGCTCGTGAGCGCTTTAGAGCAGCTCAACGTGAGATCGAAAGACGTGCTAGAGATGATGAAGAGGTTGCCATACTACTTAATGACCGAAATTTCGTCACAATGGAAGATGCCGAGAAAATTCGTGAATTACACGCGCCAATCAACGAAGCAAGTGCCAAGGTAGCTGAGCAGAAAAAAGTCGTTAAGTCACTTAAGGCCAAGCGCAATGCCGCCAAATCATCTGCTAAGACCAATGTGACGAAAGAAGCCACGAAGCGCAACATAGCCAAGATGAAGCAGCTTGAGAAAGAGATTGAAGCCGCTGAAAGCAAAACCCATGACCTTGATTTAGAAGTGGCGAGACTTCGTGATGAACTGGAACAGCGTGCGCATCGTGGCGAGATTGACCAAAAGTTATTT